GGTTAAGTTTCTTTGACCAGAATGGTTTAGAATAAGTGGCATGATAGTGTGTTGCGCCTTCAGTAATTCCACGAAATTCACCATGAACGTACATGTCCCGGGCAAACTTACGTGATTTTTCCCATGCTTCATCATCGTGTGGAGTATCTGATTTACCATCACAATACCAGCTAAATTGGCAATAGCGATTACCCTTTTTATATCCTTGATGAACTACCTCGCATGGTGTGTTTGGATACCGCGTGGTTTCTACACGATTTAAAACAACATCAGTAACTGCCATTGCATCGGCTAAGCTACGAGCATGTGTCTCGTAATAAACATTAAGAGCTAAGCATTCTAATTGTTTTTCTTGTTCTACCTTTTCTGCTGCGTCTACTCCAATAGCCATAACGCTTGTTGCAACTATAGTGTTAATCATTACTGATGCGATTAACTTTTTCATGGTACTGCCTCATTTTTTTTATATGAGTATACCTTAACATGTTTTAAAAGCAATGTACACAGTTAATTTGCATAAAATGGAAATATTTTTGTAATTACTTTAGCAATTTCTTCTGCCAATTGCATATGTTCAAGCTGTGTTCCATTTGCTGTACGAAGTTCGATATAATGAATCCAGCTACGAAGCGTGCCATTAACATAGAGCCGACTAACTGTGTTACCTTCTGGCAAGACTGCTCTGGCTTGTTCTTTGGCTATACCATTTTCTATTGCCCAGTTGTATGCCATCTTAGCCGTTTCAACAACGGCCATCTGTTTGTTTGCCCACTCATCTTCCAAAGCAGCGTCTATATTTTCAACACTGTTCTGGCGATTTTTTAGATCTTGTAGACGAGCTTCTCGAATTACAAAATCATTATCAAGATCACGAATATCAGCATAACGCTGACTAAACTCCTGAAAGGAAAATGACCTGTGTCTGAGGAACTGTCTCGCAATGTCTCTTGTCGTTTCGACTTCGAGCGTGGCTGAGCACATTTCGAATGGCGACCAGTGTTTGTGCTTGATGAGGTAGTCGAGGAGTTTTCCCGATGTCTCTGAGTTGATTTGGTTGGATGGGTTGGAGACACGGGCGCAATACGCGACGATGTCTTGTAGATCGTCGAGACCGACGATATCTTCTGGTGGTTGAGTGTAACCAATTAATCTTACCTTCAAAGTTTAAAATCCTCAAATCTTTTATTCATTTCTGTTTTATCGTATACGGGAGTATCGTCTGTCAACGTTTGACTATTCTCATCAATGTCAAACAGTCTCATCTTTGATCTGTCAATACCAAGAATAAATCGTTTCTTATATGTTGGATCATTATATCTATTCTTTAGCTGCTTTACCATTATTTGGCCTTGCTGCTCAAGCTCTTCTGTAGATACTAGAGCAAACATTAGATCCGCGGTCGCGGGTAATCCAAAAGACTCGGACGTATCTTCAAGCCCAACATCTGAGTTAGAGTAACCGCTACGTGTCGTTTGAGTTGCAGATAAGATCGGAACGTCAAATTCGACTGCCAAACCTCTGAGTTCTTCCGCAATAGCTTTAACGTAAGTATAAGAATTAATCGCACCGCCCATACCTTTCATACGTGAGGATGCACAGATATTTAAATAATCAATAAAGATAATATCTGGCTCAAATTTCTTTTTAAGTTTTAGTTCATTCAACAAGGCACGGAAGTGTCCTGAGTGAGCTGAACCGGTAGGATATTCTTTTACAATTAACCGACCGTTTGTTTGTTTAGCAAGCTGAGATACTTTCTGCGAGAACATATCCTTTGATAGCTTGTCTAATTGATCAATAGGAATATTAAGAAGGTTAGCATCAATACGTTCTGCAATACGTTCTTCTGCCATTTCCATTGTAATATATAAAACGTTTTTACCTTCAGTCAAAGCTGCGGCACCTACGTGACACATGAACAATGACTTACCGACACCGGTACCAGCCAATGCAATATTCAAAGTCTTGTTTGGCAAACCACCTTTTGTAATTTTATTAAAATAATCAAGGTCAAACGGAATACGTTCTTCTTCTTTATGATAAAACTCATATCGCTCACTAAAGTTTTCGATATAGTCATGGCCGATATTTGCGTCAAAGTTAACTGCCAGAGCATCAGAGAGGATCTCAGGTAACGCATTCTTTGAAAGACTTTGATGTTTACCATCTATAATACTGATAGATTCCATCACAGCATTGTGTAACGCTCTATCCTGACACCATTTTTCAGTCTTATCAATTAGCCATTCGTCATCAATTTTTTCTGTTCTAAATATCTCAGGTAGAATTTCCACTGCGTGACGATATTGTTCATCGTTAAAATTATCAGCATCGTCTAACTCAATTTTAAAAGATTCTTGAGTCGGTAGTTTATTATATTTCTGGACGTATAGTCCGACTTGTTTAAACAGTTGGCGATAGACGCCTTCAAAATAATCATTCTTTATAAAAGGCAAAACCTTCCGCATGAACTTATCATCCACTAGAAGGTTTCGCAATATAGTCTGTTCAATGTTTGTGTTCAAAGCATTCCACTTTCTCGCATGTTTTTACGGATATTAGTAGCACTAATCTTATGAATCTCTTCTCCAAGATCATGCTCAGTAAAAGTATACCCAACACCACGACCGTAACTAATGTCAACAATGTTTGGTACTTCCATTATAACATATTCTTCGTTTATTGTAAATCCCTCATTTTGTAAATTAAGAATAATTTGTGCAGAAACAAAATTAAAATCAAATGGATTGTCATCTTGTTTTACTGTTCTACCACCGCCAGCATCCTGACCGATGATTCCACCAACATCTCGAACCATAATAGCTACTTGGCCGGTTTGTTCTAATGCTTTTTTAAATAAATTAGTATGGCCTTTGTGCCATGGTTGCCATCGTCCCAACATTTGTGCTGTTGGTTTCTTCCAATCAAATGCCATATGCGCTCCCCAATTGTTGTGCAAAATTTAGTATTTCTTCATCAGACTTAAATCCTTTAACGGTATATGTAGCGTTGTCAGGATTTTCAAACATCTTATTTGTATCTTCAAACCGGCCTTGTTCTATAGTATTCATCCAAATCATAATATCATGATCAAACAATTTTCTAGTTTCAATTGTTGGACACACAAAGTCACATATGACTGTACGACCTCGAGTACCTTCAAAGTTGGCTAGTGTGTTCATTCGTTCTGCTTGTCTGTGTCTACCTGATTCGGTAAAGTCCCAATCGTCTGCCATTTTACGAATAGCATCCGCATTGTACCATGCACAATTTTTTAAATGATGTTGTAGTCTTACGGCCAAATGTGTCTTGCCAGAACCGGGTAAACCCATAATTAATATTCTCATATCAACTCAATGCTATTACAAATGCTATTAAACTAAAACCAATTATATTACAAATAAAAAGCTGTAATGGAAATTGTTTTAGTAAAGGTTTATGAAAATCCACAAGTCTTAAATCTAATGGCATTCTCCAAGGTTCTTTTTTACTCATTTTTATCTTTCATTATTAATTCGTCTTTACTTATAGCCATTTCAATGACGTCATGTAAGACTAATCCACAAAACTCTTGAAACTGCTTATCTTCAACCGTTAATGAATCATCAGGACTTTCAATAATAGTAAAATTAAAATTAATTGCTTCTTCCGGACCATTAATAGAAATGGCACCAAACTGTACAACAGTCTCAATATAAGGACCAGTTAAGACCCTTATGTTCCAAGCTTGTTCGTTATCCGGAGCAGGTATTAGCTTATAGTCAATACCCTCAGAAAGTTTATCTACGTCTATCATACTTGTTCAACTATTTCATCCATCGATACTTGTTCTCTATGACCGATTGTATATTGCTTTTTAATAAACTCTTTGAAATCTGTCTCAGCGAAGATAGGATCCCAAAACTCTTTTTCTAAGGTTGCGTCGTATCTAACTTTTGCACCAACTTCTCCAGTTCGTTGATCGACTCTTGCAAACCATCCGTTTGCTGGTTTAGTGATATAAGAGCCTGCGAGAGCGACATCAAGGAGACCACTATAATTACGAACACCACCGTCCCAACTAACGGTAATAGGTATTTTAGATTTTTCTTTAACATATCTAGACTTCTCCACATTAATTACAAAATGATAACCTTGGATCTCAGTACCTTTTTTATCTTGCTGACGGCCGAGAATCCATATATTGTCAGCTGAATAGTAAATGCCTGTGCCACCAGAAACAATTGCTTTAGGAAATAAACCAATCTCCTGATAGGTATGATTAACAGCTAACATAGGAATATTTTTCATATTAAGATACGGCGTTGCCATACGAAATAAACCTTTGAGCGCCTTAGCTCTTGACATATCAGCAACTGACTTTTCATTCATAGCATCGTCTAATTCTTTCTTTGATGCTAGGTTACCAATAGAATCAATAACTACAATTACCTTATCTTTTCTATCTAACTCTTCAAGTTGTCCGATTAAATCAAACTTAAGTTCTTCTACATTAGTAATAGGAGTATGAAGCACTCTAGAAGTGTCTACGTCAAATTGATCAAAGTAAGTTTCAGGTGAACCAAACTCTGAATCATAAAATAACATAACAGCATCTTTGTTTTGTTTTAGATAGGCTGCTGCCATAATTAAGGCAAATGAAGTTTTAAAATGTTTAGATGGACCGGCAAGAACAGTAAGGCCTGGAGCCAGACCACCATCAACAGATCCGGATAGTGCTACGTTAACCATAGGCACATCTGTTGGAGTCATATCCTTTTCATTAAAGAATTTTGACTCAGAAAGAACCTCCGTATTTTTTAGCTTAGAGTTCTTTTTGAGTTTGTCCATTACTGACATATGTGTCTCCTAATTTTTTTTATAATAATCTTTATACCAGCTAATAAAGCTTCGAATGCCGGTTTCAATAGAAGTCATCGGTCGATAGCCTAATCTTTTTATTTCTGTTATATCAGCTAAAGTATGTCGAATATCCGCTGGATGCATATCAACATAATTAATCTTTGCTTTGCGATCTAAATTTTCTTCTATGAGTCTTACAAAACTCATAAGCGGAACTGATTCGCCACTACCAATATTATAGATTTGATGATCATCTATTTTAGAAACTTTATCTATTAACAATTGTACACCATTTACGATGTCTTGTACATATGTAAAATCACGTGACATATCACCGTGACCAAAAACTTCTATTGGTTCATCTTTTATAATCTTGTTCG